GAAATAAAGAAGTATTATATAATACTAAAACTATAACAGGTGTAAATCAAACCTTAAGAAGAATAGATACTATTCCTGCTTTATTTAGTGGTGATGGAATTGAAATTATACGTTTTGTAGATAGTGAACAAGAACAAACTGGGGGAGCATTTGTAAAAAGTAGTGTTAAATATATAAGAATAACTAATTTAGATAAATTTCAATATGGCTTAATATATTTAATAGATACAAATGAAGAAAGTGTTATATTTAAATTAGACCCAGGTAAATCATTAATGTTTGGTAGTGCTGATTTTAATGCTACTAGTGTTAATGATTATGTTATAGAAGGAGTATGGGATGAAGATTATTACTCTAGTTTTGTTTATTTTAATAGTATAAAAGCTAAAGGCTTTAATTCTACTATCCAACTAGAATATTTTGTAGCATCTTCGTAATAAATAATATATTTATAATAAAACATAAAACATGGCGTTAACATATAGAAGCGTTAAAGAATCTCCTTTAACTATTGAAGAAATTGATGGTAACTTTGCTTATTTTACTGGGTCACATGGTATGACAGGTTCATTAGGTATAACTGGTTCATTAGGTTTAACCGGTTCATTAGGTATAACTGGTTCATTAAGTTTAACCGGTTCATTAACAATATCAGGAAGTATTATTCCAAATGTAGGAGTAGGTCAACTTACTTCAAGTTTTGATTTAGGTTCTGCAACAGCAGCTTGGAAAGATATTTATGTATCTCAAGGATCAATTAAATTCTTAATATTAAGCGGATCAGCATCTTCATCAGTAGTATTATCCGCTACAAATAATGGATTATCTATTAATAATGGCCCAACTATAACAAGTACAGGATACAGTGGAAGCTTTTCAGTAACAGGATCTATCACATCAAGTGGGGATATAGTTTTTACAACATCAAGTTCAGGTGTAGTTACACCACTTAATAATATAACACTTAGTGGAACAGCTTCTTTTACAGGTAGTACTGATGTTCTGCTTGGAACAAACACAACAACATATTTGCAGTATGGTATAAATTTAATTTCATCAGGAGCAGCTGCTTCTTCATCATATTGCTGTCGTTTACCTCTAGTACCTAGAACAGGTAAAGATGTAACTGTTATTAATAATAGTGGATGTGAAGTATTGATCTTCCCATCTATGGAGAATGGAGATATAGATGGGTTTGTTAATGGACATATCATTATTCCACCTAATAATCAAGCTTATACTTTTGTATGCTATGAAAACCCTCTACCAGGTGGATGGTCAGTAACTAATTTACCTAATGGGTCAACACAAATTTGGGACACAGCTATAGTAGACGCACTTAGTTTTAATAATGCTTTCTCTAATACAGTTTATATTAACCCAACTACAAAAGCCACTACCGCTGCTATACATCCCGCACCTTTTATAACATCATTAAGTGCAGCTCAATGGGGTATTACTACACCATCAGGATACACCACAGCTCAAGCTGCAGGAGCATTTATCATACCTAGTAGTGTATGGAAAAAAGTAACTAACATAAGTGTATCTACAAATTTTACTGCTTCTTTTAAAGATCAAATGATATTAAGATTAACTAACTACGCAACTTTATTTTGTACTCTTCAAAACACTACTACAGTAGTCCCAAATCCAAATAGTGATGCTAATTTTCAAACATTCTGTAATACAGTATATGCAAACTGGGCTAATCAAAATATGATTACTGGCTCAACTATTATAAATTCACCCAACATATATTTAGAAATAATATCTACAGGATTAAGTGCAGGTAACCTGGTTAACACAGCAGTTCCCGGTACTTTTGTTCCTTCCTCAGGTGAAACAAATTTAAGTGATACTATAGGAGGAGCAGGAACTGGTAAACATAGTCTTAACATACCAAACCCAAATGCTACTGGTTTACCTTTAGGTCAAATGATAGGACGTTCTCTTGTAGGATCATTTACAACTGTTAATAATCAAGTTCTAGATGTTTATTTTGGAAAAAATATGGGATTTGGTGCATGCTGTAAAGAAGCCATTTCTGGTGGTAAACCCCGAATAAGAACAAGAATAACTACTCAAGCATACCAACCAATAAACTCTTATAACTAAACAATATGCCTTCTACATCAATCTACTCAGCCTCATTAACACAACTTAATAACGGCCCTATTACAGCCTCTATCTTTGGAAAAGCTGATTTAGAGGGCACTTGGACTAGACTTAGCTCTGGATCATACCAATTTACTGTCTCAAGTAGCTCAGCCTATACCCTAGGAACAACTGGAAGTATATCTGGAAGTATATCTGTAGCATTATCTCACTATCCATATACTGGAAGTATGAGATTATATATACCTGCATATTTAACATCATCATTATATATAGAGACATTTGTTGGTGGGCTTAATAGTAAATTTGTAGACAATTCGCTCCCAGCATCTTGTTCAGTAAATATAATATTTACTACATAATTTTAAAAAGACATATAATTTAAAAAGACCTCACAATTGGGGTCTTTTATTTTCTCTTAATATTTATAGCAAAATCTAACACATGAATATTCCTATATATCCTGGTTCTAGCTCATTTATCCCTGGAGCAACCCCATTTGGATTTTATGACTTTGATCAACAATTTCAAACTGATGCTGATAAAGTAGCTACATTTTGTGCTCGTCGATTAGGATATCCTATTATGGAAGTGGAATTACAAGATTTAAACTTCTATGCTGCTTTTGAAGAAGCAGTTACTACATATGGTAATGAAGTCTATGCATTTCAAGCGATAGATAATATGTTAACACTAGAGGGTGCACCTGCTAATACAAGTGTAAATAATGCGCTTATTACACCTAATATGGCTACTATAATACGCTTATCACAACAATATGCTTCAGAAGCTGGTGCAGGTGGAAATATAACTTACTATAGTGGAGCATTAGCATTAACATCTGGAGTCCAAACATATGATTTAGCAGATTGGGCAATAAGCCAAAGTATCTCAGGTGGAATAGAAATTAAATCTGTATTCTATCAAAACTTACCTGCCGTAAGTCAAATGTATGCTCCATTTGGAGGATTCGCAGGATTAGGAGGAGTACCAGCAGCTGGTTTATATGGTGGAATGTATGGTGGTGGATATGGAGGTGGATATCTAATGATGCCTGTAGCATATGATGCTGCTGTAGTACAAGGTATAGAATTAAGTAATACAATCCGTTTATCTGCTTACACATTTAATATTATAAATAATAAAATCAAAGTATTCCCCATACCATCAGACCAAGATGTTAGAGATGGGTATTTATTCTTTGAGTATATCAAAGTACAAGATAGAATAAATAATAGTATAGCACAACCTGAAGGATCCCCAGATTCCCCAGACTATGTAGTAACAAATCCTTCAAATGCTCCATATACAAATCCAACTTATAATTTAATTAATTCTATTGGACGTCAATGGATATTTGAATACTGTTTAGCATTATGTAAAGAAATGTTAGGATATGTTAGAGGTAAATACTCTACTGTTCCTATTCCTGATCAAAATTTAACTTTAAATCAATCTGATTTATTATCATCTGCTACAGCTGATAAAGCAGCTTTATTAGAAAGATTAAGAGTATATTTAGGAGATATGTCTAAAAAATCACAATTAGAAAGACGTTCACAAGAAAGTGATTTTAGAAGACAAGAGATTAATAATGTACCAATGACTATATTTATCGGATAATGGCTCTATTTGGCAGCGCAAGAGATATTTCAATGTTTAGAAAAATCAACCGTGAGTTGTTAGGAGATATTATTACCCAACAAGTTGCTATTTATAAGTATGTTTTAGATCAAACTAAAATAAACATGTATGGTGAATCCTCAGGTGGTAAATTCTTTAACCCACCATTATTATTAAATTCTTTAATTGAAGTAGCTGATAATACAAGTCCTACAAGTGAATTTGGTGTTGATTTTGATTGGAGTATTAAGGTAGCATTTTTAAGAGATGATTTAGTAGATGCTGATGTACACCCTGAAGTTGGTGATGTAATATTGTACCAAGAATCATACTTTGAAATTGATAATACAAACACTAAGCAATACTTTGCTGGTAAAGATCCTGACTACCCATACTCTCAAAATCCATTAAACCCAGGTTTAGACCAATTTGGTTATAATGTAAGTGTAGTGTGTGAAACTCATTACATCCCTGCTGATCGTGTGAATTTAATCAAACAAAGATTATAATGGCTAAGCAAAGAAAAGTAACACCAAAAACACAAAGAGAAATAAGTGAGTCTTTACAAGAACCACTTACACCTGGTGGTCCTGGATTTTCTCCAACTGGTAATCCTAATGATGCTAATCAACCTAATAGAGCATTACAAACATCATTTAAAGATGATACTACAAAACCATTTTCAATTGGTTTAGAAGATTTAGACTGGGCAGTGATGTACTATTTTCAAAATGTAATCAAACCCTTTGTAATACAAAATGAAGAAAGATTAGAAGTACCTGTAATATATGGTTCACCTGAAAAATGGGCTTCATTTCAAAAATTTGGATTTATAAGAGATTTAAATAGTAGGATAATGGCTCCTCTTTTAATGTTTAAAAGAAATAACATTGAAAAAAATAGAAGTTTAGCTAACAAATTAGATGCTAATCAACCTCATAATATATCTGTCACTAATAAAAAATATAGCCAACAAAATGCTTATAGTAAATTTAATATACTAAATGGAATTAAACCTGAACAAACATTGTATGCTACTGTTGTTCCTGATTATATAACAGTTACTTATGACTGTGCTGTATTTACTTACTACAATGATCAATTAAATAAAATTATTGAAGCTGTAGAATATGCGTCAGATGCTTATTGGGGTGACCCAGAACGTTTTAAATTTAAGACAAATATTGATTCATTTGCATCTACTATTGAATTATCTGATAATAAGGAAAGAATAGTTAGAAGTACATTTACTCTTAAAATGTTTGGTTACATCATACCAGATACAATACAAAAAGACACAACATTTATAAGTAAATTTTCAAATAGAAATAAATTAGTAGTGACCTTAGAAACAGTAGTAGATATTAATAATTTACCAACCTCCTCATAATATTTATAATAAAATAATTTATGGAAACAAAAGTTTTAACACAAGAAGAAATCCAATCATTAAAAACATTACAAGAAAACCAATCCTCATTAGTAACAGCTTTAGGTGATCTTGAATATCAAATTACTATTTTAGAAACTAGAAAACAATTTCTAAAAAACTCT